GAGGGAAACGTCGTCCGGCTGCATGACGCAAAGCTGGAGGCGCTGCTGGAGATCATCGACACCACCGACAGCCCCGTCCTGGTATTTTACAGCTACAAGCACGACCTGGCCGCCATCCAGGCCGCGATCCCCGGAGCCCGGACGCTGGACGGCCCGGAGGACATCGCAGAGTGGAACGCCGGCAAGGTCCAGGTGCTCCTGGCGCATCCAGCCAGCGTGGGCTATGGACTCAACCTTCAGGAAGGCGGCCACGTGATCGTGTGGTACGGTCTGACCTGGAGCCTGGAGCTCTACCAGCAGGCCAACGCCCGCCTCTACCGGCAGGGCCAAGACAAGCCGGTCATCATCCACCACCTGATCGCCGAGGGCACCGTGGACGAGCAAGTCATGGACGCCCTGGAGGCTAAGGACACCAGCCAGGCGGCGCTGATGGCCGCGCTGAAGGAAAGGAGAACACACAATGAAGAACACACTGACAGATCTCAATAACCACCTCTTTGAACAGCTGGAGCGTCTGAACGATGACGAGCTGGACGAGGCCCAGCTGGAGAAGGAGCTGAGGCGCGCCGAGGGCATGACCAAAGTCGCCACCCAGATCATCCAGAACGCGGAGCTGGCCTACAAGACCATGGTGCACATGGC